CCGACACCCGTACCAGCAAGAGCGATGTTAAGAGTTTTGTTAGGGAGACCGCCTTTCGTGATTTTATTAAAGTATTCAAGATCAAATTCAATTTTATCCTCCTTTTTATGATAAGACTCGTATCGTGCTTCATAATCTTCAAGATAGTCGTGTCCAATGTGATTATCAAAACTTACAGAAAGAGCATCGGAAAGAATAGAAGGAATACTATCCCTATTCTTCTTTTCATCTTTACCATCAGCAATGAGAATTGATTCCATAAGTGCAAGATAAATTGCACGATCACGACACCACTTTTCAGTTGTATCAATCAACCACTTCAATTCAACGGGAACATCATCCAAATTATTAATAAGGTTGACAATTTCCTTGAACGAAGTGTCATTAATATCTTTACGTTTCTCTACTTCAATACATAGAACTTCTTTAGTTGCTGGTTGATTGTACTTTTGAATAAAGGACAGTATTTCTTCAAAGACAATTTTTTGGTTAGTGTCTTCAAAGTATTCAGGTTTTAGAAATGGTATTACTTTACGATTATATTCTTCATTGTGTAATAGGTTTCTAAGAATTAGAAACTCAACTTTCTCCATAACTAAATTCCTTTCGTGCAATTTGATCCAACTGTTCCATCACTTCTGGAGTGAAATAAATTTCTGGTTCTTTGAGAATTTGCTTGGCATAGATTTTTTTGCCATCGATTTCGTAACGTCCTGCGACGTTCTTCCAGAGACCGCCGATTTCACCGAGTTCAAGAAGACCATAATAACGATCAAGACCACGCTCATCGTAATACAGACGTATCGTAACATCTTTATTCTCCTTACTCAGACGCGACTTAGCAGTCTTAGCTTTGATAAGATTGCCGACCACTTCTGTTCCATCTTTTTCTTTCTTTTTGCTGAGATAAATGATCGTACTTGCTGCGTATTTGAGTCCAGAACCTCCTCCCATTTCTTTCGTTGGTACGTAAGCTCCGATGACATCATATGTGTGATTCGTGACAATGAGCGGAACATTTGCTTGTCCTAATTTGAGTGTGAGCATTCTAAAGGCACCTTTGACCAATTGTGATTTGGTCATGTCACGAACTTGTTTGTCGTTGAGTGCGTCAGTAATCTCCTTTTCAGTGGAGAGCATACCAAGAGAGTCTAGCACAAACATACAGGGTTTGCGTTCTTCTTCAGGTTTTTTTAAGTATATATCCACTGCCTTAAGTGCTTTACTACGAAACTCTTCAATAGTAACAACATTAACAACAACCAAACGATTTAGGTCAATACCCCTAGACTCAAGTAAGGATTTATTAATAGCGGCCTCAGTATCAAAGTAGAGACAATAACCATCGGGGTTAGTATCAAGAAAATTCTTAACCACAGCGAGAGAAAAGAAAGTCTTTCCAGTAGAAGACTCTCCAGCAATAGCAGTAATCTTATTCCCAGATACACCACCAAATATGCTACCTGAAACCAGTGCATTAAAAATGTACGAACCTGTGTCAACATAAGTTTCACTTTCGTCAATATCAGATGCGAGTTGAGTGTAGTCATCACCAATCTCTTTTATAATATTTTTTAAAAAGTCCATCAGTTAAAAAATGAATCAAGGTTTACAGTTTTTTCTACACTCCATCCAATAGAATCAAGAATGACTTTCATAGGTTCTAGAAATGCTTTCTCAAATTGTAAATCGTAATCTATGTATTTGTCAATATCAAGTTCTCTTGGAAAATCTTGAATGTATGAAATTACATTCTCGTGAATAGAATTTGGTTTTTTGAGATAGCAGAACTTAATCTTTTCTCCATTTTGAATTAAAGAATACTTATTTGTTAATTTTTTCTCCTTAATATAATGATTAAACAAAAGTGCTCCCCGAACGTGTATTGGAGTTCCCTTTTCATAAATTGAAGAATTAGACTTATACTTATTCACATCGGAAGCAGAACGTGGAAATGAAATTTGTTCTGGAGGAAGTTTTTTAAAATCACTTCTACTTTTTTCAATGAAGTCAATTACATCATCTTCAGTTCCATTCATCATAAGTTTAAGTGCATCCTTAATCATCTTCCGACATGGTGCAGGAGTTGATGATTTAACTGCCTCAATACCCATAATTTTTAGTTTAGGTTCAGAGTATCGAACACCCTCACTATCCCACACGTTAAGAATATACCGTTTCTTTGCAGTCCAGATGCCACGATCAGCAATATTCTCACGTTTCATAAACATCTTCTGATCATATGCATTTACATAATCAGATAATTCTTGGTAAGAACTTTCAATATACTTTTCAAGTTCCATCTGACAAACCTTATCAAGGAATGAAACAATACCTTCAGTGGTTTTCTCTCTTCCTTCAAATACACGTTCAACCAGAGGACCCATGTTCAGGTAAATAGAATCGGTGTCCGAAGCAATAACATAATCCACATCCTCAGTCTTAAGAATTTTATTAAGATAAGTATTCATTTTTCCTTCGATCCATCGGATAGCAACTTGCCCACTAAGAGTAATAGCCTCCGCATTCTCAAGTTTGTAATAACGAAAGTATTGATTTCCGATGGCACCATAAGCAGAGTTAAGTGAAATTTTCTTTGCCATTTGGATATTATTACATCTAGAAATTTCTTTCTCTAGATCTTTGGTGGGGGTTTTTTCATACTTTTTCTTTGCTTCGATCATCTTCTTTTTGAAGATAACACGTTCGTTGTACATCTTCTCCATAAGTTCAGGAAGTATTCCACGAGAATCCTTACGGAACATTGCTCCATTTGCACAAACTGCATAATCTTTATGCAATTCAAAACTCACTTGTTGATTGAGAATTCTATCAACCGAAGCAGTGGGATGCCTTTCATCCATCAGAGTTTCTGGTGAGATGTTATACATCATAATAAGGTGAGGGTATAGTGAGTTAAGGTCAAAGTTGACAACCCAATCATATACTCCTGGTTTTGGTTCTTTTACATATGCACCAGCATACTTAGCATCTTTTGCACTTTTCTCCTTTGGTGGAATAACAATATTTCTTTTCTTAAGGTAGTTGTAGATAATATTGTCCCACATTCTCACTTGAAAAAATACATCAGCATAGTTTACTTTGGCATCGTAAGCCATAGTAATAGCAAGTTCAATAAGTTTCATCTTGTCTTCCAAACGGTCAACAAGTTCTACGTCAACAATGTTGTACTCAACAAACTTTTGCCAATCTTTTGTGTAGAAGTCTTTAAAAGTATCAAACTCGGAGTGATCTAGTTTTTTCTGCCCCAGCTCTACCTCAGCAATGTAATCGAGTCGGTAAGATTCTTGTGCTTTATATGTGAATTTCTTATAAAGATCAAGGTAATCAAGTTGTGTAATTCCTCCAATATCATAAGAAATCTGCTTTCTACCCATAATAACTACTTCCCTTTCACTCACAAGACCCCAAGGAGAGAAAGTTTTCATCATCTTTTCACCAAGAACTCGGTTAAGACGACGACAAATGTAGGGGATATCATAAAACTGAATATTCCATCCAGTAATTACTTCTGGAATATTTCTTGCCCAATAATCAAGAAAATTTTGAAGAAGTTGATACTCAGAACCACATTCGATATACTTTACATTTGACTGCTTATTATTGAATTTGTTTATGCCCCAAGTAATAATATTTTTTGTGGCATAATCCTGAATTGTAATAGTTAAAATTTCCTCAGAGGCAGATTCAGTATCTGGAAATCCATTTTCAGAAGCCACCTCAATATCGAGAGTAGTTAATTTGATTTTGGTGATGTCAAATTTTATCTCGTCTTCCGAATACTTTTCTGAGATATATTGAAATACATAACGATCATTTCCGTAGATCTTGAATCCATCTACATTCTCATATTTTTTGTAAAACTCTCGACAGTCTCGAACAGAACCAGGAACTATAGGTTCTACATTATCACCATCGAGAGTTTTGTATCTTGATTCTTTTTTACTGGGAACAAAGAGAGTTGGAGAAAACTCTTCTTTGAACATTACGTGTTTACCATTATCATAACCACGAACGAGAAACTGGTTCCCGATCATTTGCACATTGGTATAAAATCTCATTTAATCAAGTTCTGGTATTTTTCAACAAGGGTTGGTTTAGGATCAGAAATTGTAATAATTTTGTCCGAATTAATCATAAATGTATTTTGATTTGTAATCCTAACTAACCAAGGACTCAAAGTTTCTGTATTACAATCAAGGATAAATGGTTCTATTAATTTACAATCTGGTTCTCCAATATCAGCACCAACTTCTTCAATCTGGCTGATCAGTATTTGATTGTTCATCAATACCAGAATCTTTATGTTTCCCATAGTCCAAAACTCCTTCTCTATACATTGTTTTTAGTTTTTCAATTGGTTCTACCAATGTTACCACCCAATCGGCAGTAACGGGAATCTTAGTATCTTTTGAAAGAGGAAACCAAGGAAACATACTTATTTCAAATGCTTTGTTTCCATTTTCATCAGAAAGATTATCTGGGTTAAGTAACTTTACTACACATGGTTTTGTGAAAAAATATCCCACTACTTTTTCCTCACCATCATCAGTTTTTATAACCATTTCTTGTATGTCTGATATCACATCCTCACCAGACTTCAAAAGTGCAAGTTTTACAGTCATAATACTCCAATTCCTTTAATCAGTATATCAACAAAAAAGGGGGAAGTCAACCTTTTCTACGATCTTCCCATCGTTTCTTGGCAGCAATTCTCATTTTTTCTTTTGTTTCTTCACTGCGCTTAATCCCCTTTAAAGACTTACTCAACTTATCTTTGGTCTCCTGAGTAAGTGGTCTTCCCTTCCATAATTTAGATAATTTTTGTTTCTCCTCTTCATTCATACGCTCTTTTGACGCAGCACCTATTTTTCTTTTGGTTTCTTCAGAGTGCCTCCTTTGTCTCATTTTAGACTTAGTTTCTTCAGAGTGTGATACAAAGATAGGTGGTTGTTTTCCACCTTTGGTCATATTCTCCAATATACCAGTTCCTTGATTTTTTCTACCCAATACTTCTATCATATATACTTCGTGTCTAAAAGATTCTTCTTCAGTAAGGTTGTCTTTTAATATTAATATTCTATTTCTAGGTGGGAGAGAAACGGAGTGATTAGTGTCATATGCTCTGTCTCCACTTCCTTTACCAATATAATAAGGTCTTCTTTCCTCGTTTAAATAACAATAAGTATAATACATTTTTAACACCCTACTTATTATTTATTTATAAAAAAGAGAGGTGTTACTGGATTTTGCCAGTTACCTCTCCGACTGCGCCGACGATATTCAGTTTTATTTATTCAGGAAGTATCAGGGTAGAACGGCGGCGATCGTTCCCCCAAAGAAAAGAGTCATTGCTGTTCCTAATGTTAAGGTGGCGGTTGTGAAATTCATCGTCCCTCCATAGGTCTAAATTATATAGACATTATGTATC